CAATCCTACATGCTATTCCGGTTCAACTCCTTGCTTACCATACCGCAGTGATTAAAAATACAGACATAGATCAACCGCGGAACCTCGCTAAAAGTGTTACAGTTGAATAGTTTCGTTAGGGGGTACTTTGGACTTTCCACTATGATCTCGTAAGGGGATTTTTACCCCTGTAACTGGATCACCTTCGACCACCCGATAACCTTTTTTCTTATTCTTCTTATCCTGATATTCGATACCATCTCCCACTAGTGGAAGTTTGAATTTGATATCTAAGATGTGTTCCTTTTTGTCGGAATCATATTGAACTTCGATCCTATCCAATATCCCTGTCAGGTAATCCTTACCTTCTGTCTCTGATAGAGAAGTCATCTCACCTATTCGATGATGATATTTTTCAATCCAATCCAACCACTGTTTTTGTTCACCCAATTCCTTGGTTTTAATTCGTGTTTGTTCAATCTTATCCTTGATTGATTTCAATTCGGAATCGAGATTGGATTTAATTTTCTGATAAACCTCTAGATCGTACCGTTTGAGTAAATTGTTGGTTTCGACCTCTGCAATAGAAGATTGCACCTGTTGCAGTTCCTTCATTAATCGTCTGGACTTCTTTTTCCCATCTTGAAGTTGTTTCTTGTTCTCTCCATCACTTTGATACTTGGATTGCAGAACGTCCTTCTTGAATCCTTCTTTTAGAATTGAGGATTCAGAAACAATCTCCAGAACCTTGTTCCAGACAAACTTATCGGTAAGAGGAATATTTAAGGAACGGACTGTAGAACAACCGTGTGTCCCTACTTTACCTCGTTTCCATTTCTTATCTTTCGGGTGTGTACCCTTAACCCAATTCCGTTCCTTGTTAGGACAGTAGTAGTGTTGTTCATTCTTTGATGGTTTTGTCCGACCAGCAATTTTCGATCCACAGTCACCACACCACATTAAATCACGGAGTAGATAAAAGTGTTTTGTACGATTTTTCTGTTTAGTCCTCAGTGCAGAGGAAGTTCTTTTTTCTTGAACTTGGTTCCAGACGGTTTCATCTACAATTGGTGGACAAGTGCAGGTGATCACTTCTTCTGACTTTTTATCTTCCCAAGTGTAACTACCAATATAATGGGTGTTTTTTGACAGTCGTGAGATTGAACCAATCGACCACGAACCCTTTTTGCGTCTTGGTTCCATTCCACTTTGGTCAAGTTGCGACTTGATCCAGATGGGAGATTTTCCTTGGTAGAACCAGTTGAAAATCTTTTTTATCCACTTACTCTCTTCTGGGTGAATAGAGAGTTTTTTATCGACTAACTCATATCCATACGGTGGTGGTGCACCATACCAGAATCCTTGTTTTACCCTGGCAATTTTTCCTAACCGACCACGTTCTGTTCGGAGTGCATTATCGTACTGTGCAATCCCATCAAGAATTGTCTTAAAGAGTTTGTCGGATGGGTTGGATAGATCGAACTGTCCGTCCTTGGTGTAAAGGACAACATCATTTCTTTGGAGTGCAATACGGATTGTTTGTGCAGTAATTTCATTCCTAGATAATCTGTCATTGTTGAAGACGAACAGGTGTTTGACCGACCCATTTTCAACCCCTGATAAGAGGTTCAATAACACAGGACGATTCTCTAAGTCTTCGTGATGAGAGGATGCACCACCTTCATTCCACACCTTATGTGAGAAACCCATTTCCTCAGACCTTGAAATACCCAAATCTCGTTGGGTATCTAAGGACGTTCCATCCGTATCTTGAATTCGACTGGAGACTCTTGTGTAAATGTGAAGTGTATCTTGCATAAAGTAAAAGTACCCCCTAACAGTTTATTCTATACATACAGGTTAAAATTGTCCATAGAAGGGGGTGTATTATTTCTGGTAGGTCGGGTCATCTCAACAACGGTATACGACTGTGTGACGATCCTAGGACGTTACAAATGGGATTTTGGATAGGTAAAGGGAAGTTTCACACATACCCCTTCCAAATCCTGTTGAACCAGATACAAGACTTGAATACATAATCATCTTGAATTAAAGGGGGAAAAAATGGAATCAATATTTGAATGGTTAGTGTTAATAGGACTGGGTTCTATTATAGTTATTCTGGGATCTCTTGGTTCGTACCTATGTAATAGGGTGGATGCAATTACTAGTTCTGCAGAGTTACTTCAATTCAATAATCACAGAGATTTAGACCTAATAAGAGAAATGTTAATTTATATAGAAAATATGGTGTTGGAAGAATGGTTGCGAAATTTAAAGAGTTGGGGGTGGAGGGGGATATCCCCGAACCTGATTCCTTCTAAAGGTATTTTTTCTGGGAGATATTTTTTTTATCCAGTTAAGTAAGCAAGGGTCGTTGAGGTTTTGAGAGGCATAACATTTTTCTCAAACAACCAACCGACCTTATAGATTAGATTTTTGTTTGTAGTTTTTAGGGCAGGAGCAATCCCTACTCAACACCCTTTGTATTTCTTGGTGGACATAGTTTCCACATTAAAAAAGTCCACCCTAAAAATACACAATACAAAATAATGAAAAATTGTGTTGGTAAATCCCAATAAATGATTTGCTTAATCCAATATCCAATAAATGATTTGGATTGATGAATTCCACGCAAACTATTTTCAATGGAAGTGAGCGGACAGGTTATTCCCAATAATGTTTCCAGTGTAATGAACAACACCATTCCACTATGAAATATTCTTAATTGTGTATTTGCAATCCAACCCCAACCAAACTTGCAACCGATTGGTATAAGAAAAAATCCAAAAGTGATAAAAATCACAACACAAAAATGAAAAACTAAAACGATGTCCGCAATCAACGACATCACTTTATTCCAGAACCCTATTAACACCCACACTTCCAAGAAGCACAGCAATGGTCAGGCAGAGTGTGGTTAGTAGAGTTTTCATTCTATGACAGTAGCAGGAATGATGGGGGATGGAAGAATGGGATGGAGTCTTACTCAACACCCCTTGTATTTCTTACGGACACATTCACGGGCAAGTTCTTGTGTTTTTTCAAGTTGGGATGGGGTCATTTCCTTCGCAACTATGTCTTTGTTTTTTGTCGCAACATTGTCTCCCTGTGATGCGGCAATATTCCACCACATATGGGCACGGACATAATCCTGTATGACACCGTTTCCTTCTGCGTACATCGCACCCAGATTGAATTGGGCAAACACAAATCCCTGTTCCGCAGCAAGTGTGAACCACTTCACCGCAGTCTTATCGTTTTCGGGAACACCTTCTCCGTTATCGTACATCAAACCCAGATTGGACTGTGCACCGGCATCTCCCTGTTCGGCAGCAAGTGTGTACCACTTCCCCGCAGTCTTATAGTCTTTGGGAACTCCTTGTCCTCGAAGGTAAATCTGACCCAGATTGAATTGGGCAGACGAATTTCCCTCTTTAGCAAGAGATTCCCAGTCTCGAAGGGCAGTTTCGTAGTTTCCAGTTTCGTATGCGTCAGAGCATTTACCTAATACTGCAGAATGCGAGTGCTCAGTTCCTAAAAGGCAGAGTTGATCTTTATCAGGTTCGGCACTCCACCCCTCTGTTGAGGACAACAACAGGAACACAAAACCCATCAAAATTGGCAGCAGTCGTTTCATTCCGTGATGATGACAGAAAACGGGAAAGAATTGAAGTTAGTTGGTGGGTGAGGGTTGAGTTGTTCCAGAAGTAACTACTTTTTGGGGGTCTTCTTTTTTAATTCCCAATATGCATCTTTGACCAATTCCTCATCAGTCATTTTGTTGGGGTCTTTTTCCTTCCAAGTCCGTTCCTTGTTCAGACGAGAGGTGGTTCCCTCCCATCTGTTAGTCTTAGGATCATATGGAATTGGTTCTTTCCATCACGCAACCTCCTCTCTTTTAAAATATTCCTCTTCTGTTAATTCTTCAAACTCGATAAATTTCAATGTTGAGTTAGTCGCACGGTTCCCCATACTATTGATTAGAATTAACAACCACGCACCATAAGTATTTTCTTGCGACCATTCCTGTAAGTTTGGATTATGACTACCACGGAGATTTATTCTCTTTTCACCTTTATATTCTTTATTGTCTTTTACATAACTATAATGAATGACTCCGTAAAATCGGTCATCTTCCGTTTTTGTGTAAATTGCATTTAAGTATAAATCTTCCGTTCCAATTAGATTATAAAACCTATCAAATGCTTCATCTTGATTTTTACCTTTTATTTCAATTTTTCCATTTCCATAATCATCAATATCAAACATTTCTCTATTTGGATTGTTATACCAATCGTCAGTCCAAATCATATCGATATCTACTTTGAATTCGACTTTGTATATATTGTTTAGTTCCATTTAATATCTCCTCTCAGGAGTGTTGGATGGGGAAAGGAGTTTCCTCAATCTCTTAAGTTATATAACACTGGAAAAGAACTTATTTCTAATTCAATATTATTTTTATACTATACACGAAAAACCGCATAATATCAAGGTACTTCAATGGTTTGATGCGACCAATAGAAGGTGGTTTATAACCTATTAGACGCAACCAATAGTTGGTGTTATTGTCTTCTTATGAAAACAAGTCGTTGGAATAGGTTTGATGCGAGTAGTGGTTTGTGGATTGCATCCAACAAACGCATCTACACCTATTGGTTCAAGTTCCTTCAACACGCAGGGAATGACCCCAGCACCAGCAGAGAGGTTGATTGGTCTGCGTATGAGGGATGGGGCGACCCAGAGGTAATCTGTGACCCCGATACGAAGTTTGATGCGTGGTGGAAGAAGAACTGGAAGACACTTTTTGGATACAAACTGGATGAGACAAAACCGATGTATTCTCTATCCACACCCAAACCCCAACCAGACGGGGTTAGATATTCCCTGTTGGTCTATGAACTCAAGGGCAAACCCCTTCTGAATGGTCAAGAAAATACAGATGAGGGGAAAGTTGGAGATTATTGGGAAATCGCAAAAAGGATTGCGGTGTTGGAATATCCAAGACGCAGGGATAAGGGAAAGAAAGACCCTTCCTATAAACCAGAGGATTGGAGTTTCAACATTGCGCGTAAGATCATTGAGCGGGAACTGCGAAAAACGCATCCGTCGGAGTTCAGCAAACAAAAGAGAACCCTACAATCCCATGTAGGTAGGTATATGCGGTCTGCGGAACACCACTTGGATAATGTCTGCGAGGGTAGGTTCCCGTAAAAAAAACGGTTCTCTCGTGATCTGAGGTGACACGAAATCGTTTGATTCTGTGTCGGGAAATCTGGGGAAAAATACTGTGTAATTTCAACGGTGCATTTGGGGGAATTGCATCACCGTTTTTGTGTCACCTATGCAACCTGTAGAAATCTCTGAACTGCACCACGATTAATACCAACGGTGTTTGCGATCTTGCGAATGGATAGACCGTTCTCTTTTGCATCCATAATTCGTCTTTTAATTGATGGGGTCAGAACACTCTTGCGTCCCAACTTGGTTCCGTTTGCAACGGTTCGTGCAAGACCTGCATTAGTCCTTTCGATCAACATCTCACGGTTCCACTCCTCCAGAACCCCGATGAGTTTCATCATCATTCTCCCCGAACTCGAACTGGTGTCCAAACCGTTCTTCACCGCAATGACACCGATACCCTTCTCGTCCATATCGGATAGGAAATGAACGAACTCCTTCATTGATCTCCCAAACCTTGAAACATCCCATCCTATGATGACATCGAACTTCTTGAGGAACGCATCCTGGCAAAGTTCAGAGTATGCGGGACGTTTCTCTCTGGTCTTTGCACCGGAGACTTCATCCTCATAGACCTTTACGATCTCATAGTTCATGCGATCACAGTAGGATTCTAATTCTATCCTCTGATTCTCTGTGGTCTGGTCTTTGGTCGAAGTCGAAACACGACAATACAACGCAACTTTCGTAGTCATTTTACCTCTCAAATTGTAGTGGAAATTACCCTATTATATTACCAAATTGAAGGGAATATGTCGAGTCTAAGTTATTGAAAATAAGCAATAAAATAGGATTTTATGACGATAAATTGCAGATACAGAACACAACGGAGATATGTTTTTCTAACCCTTCTTATCGAATACAGAGAAAGACACCAGAGGAATCCCAATGGTGTCTTTTCTAGATGTAATATCCGAGTGGTATCCGTGAATACCCAACCGTTCTGGGTTTTTCGGTGATGTCATGAAATAATGGCAGAATGACGAAACGTTTCGAAGAACTCTCAGACTTCATTCGCAATCAGATGCGAATGTCTCATATTTACCAACCTGCCATGTTGGTTGAGTTACTACAGAATGGTGGAAAGGCATCCGTAACTGAGATTGCGAAAGCACTCCTGTCCCGAGATGTTTCTCAGATTGAGTATTACGAGCAGATCACCAAAAACATGGTTGGCAGGGTTCTAACCAAGAATCGTGGCATAACCAATAAGGATCGCAACACCTACTCAATCAAAGAGTATGAGGAACTTGAATCTGAAGAGGTCGAATTACTGATTAACCTTTGTATTGGCAAGATTGATGAGTACGTAGAGGATAGAGGTGACCTCATCTGGTCACATCGGAAAAAATCTTCTGGTTACATCTCAGGAACCCTTCGTTACGAAGTGCTGAAGAGGGCAAAGTTCCGTTGCGAACTCTGCGGCATATCGGCAGAGGAAAAAGCACTGGAGGTTGATCATATCGTTCCTCGCAATTCAGGGGGTACAGATGATTCCTCCAATCTCCAGGCACTCTGCTATTCCTGTAATGCGATGAAACGTGATCGGGACGATACGGACTTTCGTCAGGTCGCACAGAGTTACGATGATCGAGAGGATGGATGTCTTTTTTGCGAAATACCTCGAGATCGGATAATCGGAGAGAACGAACTCTGTTATACAATTCGAGATAACTTTCCAGTGACGGAACATCACACTTTAATCATTCCAAAGAGGCACGTTTCAGACTTCTTCGATCTCTACCAACCAGAACGCAATTCAGTTCATTCATTGTTGGATCGACAAAGAACTTTGATTCTGGAAAATGATGAAACCGTCACAGGATTCAATACGGGTATCAACTCAGGAATAGATGCAGGGCAATCCATTTTTCACTGCCATATTCACCTGATCCCGAGACGAAAGGGTGACACAGGAAATCCCCGAGGTGGTGTACGTGGTGTGATACCAGGCAAACAATCCTACTGAACTTCTCTCTGACTCATCAGATAAACATAAACTTTCGATTCATATCATCTCCGTTCTCTAGATGAGACTGAACGGACTCTGCAATAGCACGTCTCATGAAGTCTGATTCATTTATCTGATATTTCTCACAGATGGTGGTCATTGAGTCTCTGAGAACTTCAGGCATTCTCAGGCAGGTCTGGTAGGGGTGTTTCTTCATAGGCATTTCCTTTCGTCATTCTGTATTCGGGAAACCAGTCGATTCACTGTTTCCAGAATTCTTTCTTCTTTGGGTTTATTGGATGGAGTTCTCTTCTTGAGTCCCAATAGGGTTTTATCATTGGGTTTCTGTTGGTCTTTTTTCATTTGATTTACTCCTGTAGATCATTTTCCATGAAAGTATTTATGATGGTTCAATCTGCACTAGAAGGACTCTAATGATTAACTTGAGGTAGTGATCTTCGGACATACTGAACCCTACAAAGGGAACAGTATGTCGAGACACTTGAGTCCAGTGAACTCCGAACATATGCAATCAGAGAAACATTTCTGAATATGAACATCACTTCAACATTCAGAATGTAGGGTGGGTAATCCGATATCCCTTTCAACCTTCCTCGTAACACTTGGGTCTACGCAAGAAGGTTTCTTCCTCTACTAAAACTACGGTAATGATATGAAACTGATTACATAATTCTCATATCATTTGAGGGGAATTATCCCTCGTCCTGTTGGTAATGTTTAGACACCCATATCCAACTTTGGTGGTAACTTAAAATCCTACCTGTCACACGATCCTTTCGGGAGTGACTTTCGTATTCTTTCCTCTGCACCAATCCAAAGGTAATCCTGCAATAGTCCTGTGTTCCTTGCAGAGGGCAATTCAACTGACTGTCCAAGTCATTTGGTGTGTTATGTTTATTTAGTAATTCGGGATACTTGAGAATTGCATTTTCTGAACAAAAGTATGATTTAGGGATACCGAAATCAAAAAAAGACTTTGGGTATCCCTATTACAACGAACCTGAGATCACCGTCTCAACCACTTCAACTCAAACTTACCAATCTTTACACCGTACTCATGGGTCTTCACGTTCTTCAGACGGTGTTCTCGTTCCTTGTATCGTTTGATGAATGCAAAGACATGGGAGTTCTTCCACTCTTTACCTGTGGTGGTCTTGATACCTCTCGCATTGAGGTGTTGAGCAATTCTACGATAACCCAAACCCTCATCTTGAAGAGACTTCACTAGGTCATATTTCTCCTGTTGGGAGTCAGACCATTTTGTCGGATTGTAGTCTTTTAGGAGGT